AACAGAAGTTGCCAAGTGGATGGCTACGATGGTTCTGGGGCTCTCGCCTATCCAGATCGAGCACATCGTGTCGGGGTACTTAGGCCAAATACCTTTGATGGTGCTTGCATCAACCAATGAGATGTTCCGCGAAGACAAGGAAGAGCCCACCCGCAAGCTATCAGAGATGCCGCTAATTGGCAGTTCTTTCCAGCGCAAGTACGGCGGTGAGGATGCCGATGTGGTGTACAAGCTAGCCAACGATGCAATGGAAGCCAAGCGTACTTTTGATGACTATCGAAAGAAGGGCAAGCTCGAAGATGCCAAGGAGTTCCTTGCCGACAACCGTGCCGAGATTATGGTTGCACCACTAGCCATGCAATACCAGAAGTTCATGGGAGCGCTGCGTACGCAAGAGGACATCATCCGTAACTCCAACGCTTCACCTGACGCCAAGGAAAAACGAATTGATGCCTTGAATGCACAACGCCAGCTACAGTCCGAGCGTTACTTAAAAGCCATCAGGCGGGCTGAAGCGGCAGGCGGTAGAACCACACCCCAGTAAACCCCTTGCGGATGGCGGGTTGGGCTCGGGCATCAAACAGGCGCAGGTCAAGCGCCCGTTTCAGTCCTTGTGTGCGGATAAGTTCGGGGTCGAGGCAGGGGACAAAAAACCCCTGCCCCCGCTCAGTCTTTTTCCACGGATAAATGATTTTCAAGTTCTTCATTTATCGGCCTCGTTATCCGCATAACTGCCGTACGCAGCGGTGGGCCACCTGTCTTAGACATCAGGTCTTTGCGGGGCATGTACTTCACGGCAAACAGCTTCTCCAGTTCCTCCTTGAACTCAGCGTAACCAAAGTTCATGGTGGCGCAGAACGAGCGCAGCACGCGCTCCTCAATGTAAAAGTCCGTGTACCCCTCCATAGCGCCGTTCTCCACCCGGCCCTTGACCTCCTTACGGGTGGTGCTCTTGTCGATGCTACCGCCATCCCCCATCTGCGCCAAGACGCCACCGGAAGTGCCGTAGTTGACCACAACAAACTGGCCCCAGCTTTCACGGATGAACTCGTTAAGCACATCCTCGGTGCTGCGTTTGTTGCCCCGTATAGCTATGCGCTGGTACTCAATGCGCTTGCGGTATGCATCAATGATCTTGTCCAAAGGCAGGTTGACAAGCCCCGTGTGCGCGTCACCCATAATGATGCCAGCGGCTATGTTGCAGCCAACACTTCCTATCCAATAACGCTCGTCGTTGGTAGCGCCGTACTCAACGTGCATCTTGCGCACAATATCAGGCACAAGCTCTTTTAGGAGGGGCACGTTCTTGGCAAAGAAGTCAGCCAGCACCTCGCCCGCTACGGCGTAGTTGTGGGACAGGGACTTGATTGTCTCAATCTCCTCGGGGCTCCATGTCAGGATTTCGTTCATGCGGAACTCGATCAAGCGGCGAAGCTCACCCTCTGCGCCTACCTTGCGTGCCCCGGTCAGGCTGTCCACCACGTAGGTGTTTGAGGACATGAGTGCATGCCCAGCCCATGTCGAGTTGTTCAGACGCTCCTTGTTAGCGCCAGACTCCATGCGCTCCTTGCCGCGCCCCTCAGTCATATCCAGCAGGAACTCGGAGAACCACTCAGGCGCTTCACGATTTTTGGAAGTGATCTCGTCGGTCACCAAGGGCAGGCTGTGCAGCAGGCCAAGGCGTTGCTGCATGGCGACCATCGAGGTACTCTTGCCGGTGCGGTAATGCGCTGGATGCCCCCAAATAGATGCTGCCGCCTCAAGCGCCAACGACTTGCCAGTACCCGAAGCCCGTGCTGCGCAGTGGTACGTCATCCCGTACAGACCCGTGAAGCGCATCAGCGGGGAGCCAGCACCGGCTAGGAAAACTGCCAAGATGTCATACATCTCACGGCGTATTAACATGTTGATACACGCCTGCCACCCCTCCAGCGTGCCGGTAGGTTTGGTGTTGTTGACGATGTTCTCCAGCCCCGCCATAGGTACTTCAATTGGCGTACCCTTGGAGTAGATACGTCCAGCAAAGACAAAGGTGTCATCGTTTTGCCAGCCATAGCTTTCAGGAACACGTACAGGGGATTTTTCATTGCTCATTTTTTCAACACTCGCTCGTATGTAATGGAATAAATTAACGTCATTCAAAGCACCAAAAGTAGCCAAAATATTTTGGTTGGCAAGACTCTTTAGCGTTTCCTCTTTACTGACAACAGACTTTTGGGGCAGCGTGACTGTCTGCCCACCCTCGGGGCGCAGGGCTATCATGTGGATGGTGTGCTCCTTGTTCGTGACCAAAATGTCCACAGGAAACAAGTCATACGCCAGCAGCATGATCTTGCGCTGCATCTTATTGCCGTTGGCGTCCTCGTCATCCTTGACAACGAACACACCACCGTTTGCGCCGTAGGAGTAACCCCTTGGCGGTTCTGGGCGCAGCACCTGCCGCACCGCATCGGACACCGCAGGCCCAGCAATTTCTACCTGCTTGGCCTCGTTGGACAACGCCACATCCCGACCAAGGGCTAGGGGGTTGGTGATCTTGCCCCAGTGCTTGCAGTTGATGCACACGCCGGGGTTCTCTGAATCAAATTTGGTACAGGGGTATGGGCCTTTGATCTCAGCCAGCTTCCTGTGCATCCGGTCTTCGTCGTACGGGTGCAGCCCACTGAGCCATGCCGCCGCCTTCTCCCCGTCCATGCACTTCTTGGCAATGCTCAAATGCGCCCGCCACAGCGGCTCCATGCCGTCCTCATCAGCGTGCTCAGCGTAGTACCGAAGCTGATCGCAACCCTGCCCAGCCTTGGTAGCCTTAAAGATATTGCCAAACTTGGTCACGCTGTTGGCGTAAAGCTGTACCGCTGCGGGTTTACCCTCCTTGGTAGGGCGCTGCCCCGGTAGTACCAGCGCGTTGCTTGGCGCTACCGTCTTAACCGCGTAGGCCGTACCGATCAAGTTGCGCTCAACCAGCGCCCGGATGTCCGCAAAGTCGAAGTGATCGCCCGCATTTTTAAACTTGACATTGGTGACTTCCCGCACACGCTTGTCGTTCTTGATGCCGGTATTGATCGTGTCAAAGACACGCAGCACCCTTGAGGCATCTGCCGTAATCGTTTGGTCAATGTCCAGCTTCTTTTGAAAGCACAGGCGCTTGAACCCCTCGGCCACGGGCTTCCACTCGTTGATGTCCACAGCCTCTTTGAACGGCCAGTATGCGTGCACACCACCGCCCGATGCCACCAGCCAAGGGCTACCTAGCCCGGACAGTCCGACCTCTTCGGCAAACTGCATGATGGCCCGTGCCGCAGCCTGCGCTGACGGGTACGCCTTGGACTTAATTACGCCATCCGCATCCGGCAAATCCTTGGGGTGGTTGCAGTCCACATCGACTGCAATGCAGCGCACCATCCGCACATTGGTTGCAATACGGCGCTTCAAATCCCCGAAAGTGCCCAGCGCAAAGTAGACATCCAACCCACGCTGTTTCCACGCATCTATCTTTGGCAGCGCCTGCTCCAATGTGTCTACATAAAAATGCTCCTTGTTCTTTGATAGTTCAACAACACAGTACTTACCATTTCCGGGGGGTGGCAGTACCTCCGCTAGAAACTCAAGCGGTTCCATAGGTATCCTTGGGAAATGGTTTAAGACAGGTCGAGTTCTAACTGCGCGGGGTCTTTGGGTTCAGTTTCACTCCAGTCCTTGTCTGTGCGGCGCAACAACTCCGCTACCCACTCAGCGGATAGTTCGCTCGGTTTGGTGATATAGATCAGGCGCTCAAGTTCGTCGTTTGTCAGGGTTCGAGGTTGTATTCTTTGCATATTGTTCTCCAAGCCACATCAGCAGTTGCGGACGTAGACATTATTTTTAAAAGGAATTCGACACGAGTTTGGTATGCAACAAAAATGTCCTTACCGGCAAACCAGTTGTACACAGTCTGACGGGTGACACCTAGCGCGTAGGCAATTTTCGTAACGGGGAAGTCAAGGTGCACAGCCCAACGCCCAAGCTGGTTGCCCGGCGTCTTAGGCGAGGATGCCACCAAGTCAATAATTTTTTGTGAGTAGGCCATAGCATTTCTAAAAAGGTGGGGGTACTCGCTGCGTCTGGTTGACCGCCGTATTGCAGTAACACTTCACCAGCATCCGCTTTCCCCCCGATTTAATTACTCCTCGTCGTCCCAAGCGGACACGATGTCAGCCAGCTTGCCTTTGGAAGCAGGCACGGCGGTAGGCTTGGCAGCGGCCTTGCGCACCTCGGGCTCAGGCGCTGTGTCCTCCTCATCTTCCTCGACCACCACAGGGGCTGGCTTGGCCTTTGCAGCCTTTGCAGCCTTTGCAGCGATGGGCTCATAGGCGGCAGCATGTTCCTCATTCATGAGTTGGCCCATCGGCTTTGCCCCCGCCAGTTGCAGCGGAGCCGCCGCTGGTGCGCTAGCGCTAGAAGCCGCAATGGCTTTCTTGGCATCGTCTGTCTCAGCCTGCGTCTGCACAGTATCGTACTCGTCATCGGTCAGCCAACGGGTTGCAGCGAACAACAGCTTGGGCGCTTCCGAAGTCGTATCAAACTTCATGCGGGTCACAATCTGCTCGGGGTTAACCGGCGGGTTCTGCGCTGCCAAGTAGCGGGCGTAGGCTTGCAGGGCACGCTTGTCACCTTGCTCCTTACCAAAGATCGACGTAGCGGGTAGCGTCAACTGCATCACCGAGCCCTCGATGTCGTTAGCCAGCACCACAGCCATACGCTGCAAGTAACGGCAAGCGCGGCTGTTGCCTTGACCCGAGCCAGCTTGGTTTTGCGCACAGGCCATGCATGTCTCGGCTTGCTTGTTTTTAGACGAAGCATCCGGGGTCTTACCATCGTTGCTGGTGCAGTCAGGCGCAGACACAGTATCGGCGTTGTACGCTGCGGCGTAGAACTGGCGGCTCACCTCGGGCGCTGCCTTGATGATGACAACATCCAAATGACGCTCGTCAATTGTGGCAATCTCTTTGCCGCCGTCGATCAAACGAAACACACCACCCTTGATGGAGATGCGCTTGCCGGTAGCACCGGCTGCACCGCCGCCGGTCAGGGCACGGGCCGTGGCAGACAACGCATTGTTGCGGGCGAAAGCGGGGACTTTCGAAGCGGAAAAAATAGAAACATTACTCATGATTAATACCTTACTTACTTGGTTTAGTTACGCGGATTTCAAAATCCGAAAACGAATTCAGGCCGGGTGGCACTGAACCGGGGTTCTCCTCCAAAAACCTAGCCATGTTGGTCTGCGCGATACGCTTTTCCAACAGGTCTACGACATCATGTTCAACAATAAATTTCTTGAACGAGTCCCAGTCCTGTGTGGAGTAGCGCGTCTTGTGGAT